AACTTCACTGAATCGATAAGAGCCTCGGCCAATGCCAACGCCTCATCCTCATTGATTTGCGCGACCTTGACTGTGACATCAGGCAATTGCTGGCGAACCTTGTCAAGAAGCCTTGCAGCTTCAGGTTGATTGATAACTTCTAGGCGAGAATGCTCTGCCAGGCGAGATAAAGCCAACAAAGGCACCTGACCCACGACATCTTCCAAGAGGTCTAGGTTGGCATCCTGTTCTTCTAAATAGACAACAAATGAGCCATCAGAGGCGTTGTGGACTGAAAATAGGTTCATTCAGAAAGCACCTTCCTGAGCCTGTTTTGGCTTTTAGACCACGCCTGCGCCTGTCTGATACCTTCTCTCAATGGGTCATCGTGGAGGGCTAAAATAGCCCACAGAAGCCCTAAAACGGCCATTAGACCGCCGAATAGTGCGTATTGCATAATTCCCCTTTCGTGTTGCCCTAAGTATGAGGGGAAGGGCTGACATCCTAGGGCGACACGCAGGGAGCTTCAATGAGTAGTGTATGGACAAACGCCCACACAACCGCTAGTTTTATCCTATTGAAGTGAAAGGTAGTAGCTTCAAGAAACGGAAGAAGCAGATGAGAAAAACAACATACGCAACAGAACTTGGCAAATGCTATGCAAAAACTTCAGATGGTCACATTCGTGCTTACAAAGACGGAGCATTGTTTCGTCTTTATCTTGTAAGCCGCGAATTGATTTGGAATGACGACAATACAGATTTCACAGTTAGCAATCGTTTAGAAGCAGTTGCAACAGATATACATATTCGCGACATTGATAATTTTGAAATGGCAGTTTATGAACTTCAATGCGAACTCAACTCTCTTGCAAAGGTAGGTGCATAATGATACAGATAATAACATTTGTAAAAGATGACTTTAAGGAGTATGTAGCATCAACAGGTGAGAGAATTGCTAAATACGAGTCCAGCGAATTATGGGGTCGTGGTTCTGCTGGTTGGTATATCACAGAAGTTGATGGTCAATTTTTAGGTAATAAATTCAATTCACTTAAAGATGCAAAGATGCATTTAATTCGCAAATATAATCCTGAACAATTCAGTCATTTAAGTTTTGTGGAATTAGAAAAACGCATTATAGAAGCTGGATTGCTTACAAAGGTTGGTGCATAATGAAAAAGAATATCTCCAAAGTCACTTGCTTAGTCTGTAATTGGTCAAGTCAAGATGCTGATGAAATTGAATCAGCAAATCAATATGGCGAATGTTTAGGTGGATGCGCAGGTGAGGAAGTCTTGCTTCGTTGGGATTTGCAAGATGATTCAATCATTGTCACAAATAGCCAAACAGGCGACAGAGTTGCCTGCAATGAAAAGGTTGGTGCATAATGAAAAAGATTCGCTCGATTAGAGTTTCAGAGCAGTTGTGGCGAAGGGCGCAGGCGAAGGCAAAGTCAGAAGGCAAGACAGTGTCAGAAGCCATCAATGACTTCTTAAAGGAGTTCATCAAATGACGACCGCCGAAATTGCAACTGCCTTTGCCGAACGCGGTTGGTATGTGATGCCTTGCTATCCGCAACAGAAAACGCCATTCTTCCCAATAGCAAAGCAAGGCTATAAGTCGGCGAGCAATGACCCGAAGGTTGTCAATAAATGGTTTAGCAAGTCACCGCTTCTAAACATTGCCATTGCTTGTGCGCCATCAGGTCTTGTTGTCTTTGATGTTGACTATCGAAATGGCGGAAGCACTGAAGGCTTAGATACCAACACATTTACAGTTGAAACAGGCGATGGTCTGCATCTCTACTATCAAGCTACTGCGCCCACATATCCTGGCAAATTGCGCGATGGCGTTGATATTAAGTTCAATGGCTATGTAGTGACCGCAGGTTCAATGCACGAAAACGGCAAGTTCTATGAAGTTGTCAAAGACATTGAGCCTGCCCCTGTGATGGGATGGTGCTAAATGAATGGTTGGGATTTGCTTATCGTATTCTTCACCGCGTTCTACGCCTTTGCCATCGGTAGAAGCATCATCATTTGGACTTTATTCTCAGCCTTTTATGGCTTTTGGATTCCGCTTCTGATGATTCTATTTATGCCAAAACGACAACCAAGTGCGGTCATCTTCCCTCAATGGTTTATGGATTGGCTTGGGCCTAAATACATCAACCGCAGAATCAAGAAAATGGAAGAACAGTTCTAGTCACTTGCCAAGGCGCGAGCGATGCCTTCTTCCAAAGAAATCTTTGGCTGATAGAACTCAAGCATTCGAGCAGGATTTCCGACCCGATAGGCAACCCCAACAGGTGCCTTCGGGTTGGTTCTTATTTGAGCCAAATAACCCGCTTGCAACATCACCATTTCTGCCAATTGAATGAATGAAGTTGGGCGACCTGAACACAAATTGGAAACTTTGACATCATTTGTGATTGCCTCAAAGGTTGCTTTGACGACATCCTCAATGTGGATGAAGTCGCGCACCTGCGTTCCACGACCCCAAACATCAAAAGGCGTTGCCTTCTCTTTGCCTCGCTTGATAAAAGATGGGAATGGATAGTCAAGGCTCTGATCGCTTCCATAGCCACTAAATGGTCGCAACACTGTGACTTTCAGGCCCTCATTGCGAGCATAAGAGGCGAGCATCTCGCCTGATAACTTTGACCAACCATAGGTCAAGTCAGGGGTGCGGATATGCTCAAGGTTGATGTCGAACTCTTTGAGGCTCTGCTTATATTCTAGTTTTTGCAGATAAATGGGATAAGCAGCACTTGATGAGAAATAAACAATATGTCCAGGGCGCGTTCGCAAAGCCCATTGAAAGAGGTCTGCATCAATAGCTAAATCAGCAGCAACGCTCAGTGGGTTGCCCTCAATAGTTGCTCGCCCGCCGACAATAGCTGCCAAGTGAATCACCACATCAAATTTTGTGTCATCTTTGGCAAAGAAATCTCTGACATCTCGCCCGTTCTTGATGTCGATGCCTGTGATGGAGTTGCGCTTAGAATCTAAATGCTTCTTGAAATTAGTGCCAACAAAGCCTGCATCGCCTGTAATTAGGATTTTCATTTCCCCCACCTGTCGCTCTCATATTTGTATTTCTCAGTGTTGGCTTCTGCCAATTGAGCATCGCGGTCAATCCTGAAGATGAAGCGGTCATTCTCATCAAGAGCTGCGCCAATGTGGGAAAGTTTAGTTGGCGCATCAAAGGCAATGCCTGTTCTTATTGACTTGCCCTCAATAGCGGTGTTGTAGAAAGGATCGTGAATCAGGATTGAATCCTTGACCCTTGGATAGATAATAGTTGCAAGAAATGCTTGGTCTGTGGTGTAGAAGTCGCCAGGGTTATTGTCGGCAATAAGCTCTTCCATATCCCGCAATTTGTAAGTCTTGCCGGCAAACATTCCTGCGCTTATTAAGTAATTATGACCTGAAGGATGGTCTTTGATGATGTGATAATCAAGACCTGATTGCTCCCATTCTTCGTGGGCTATTCTGTCACGAAAAGACAAGCGGGCATCAGCATCACGGCAAATGACCACTTCAAATTGCGGGTCAGCAAAAGCAAGATAACGCCAAAGCCTTGCGGTGTTATTTTCTACCTCACTCATCCTTACAATCTTCACGCCTTTGACAAGATTCAAAGTGCTTATGACCCATTCATCAACGCTTTCGCCCACATAAAAGACTAAGCGGAAGCCATCCTCAAATGGAAAATAACGCGAGCCAAGAATTGCGTTCTTGATAGCTCCGATGGTGTAGCGCGGATCATTGCCATATAAGGAAAAGGCAATTGCTCTCATTTCAATAAATCTCGCAAGAGAACTTGATAGTCCTCGCTCTTGATGTAAAAGTCATAGGCCAAGGCATCCAATGAATACATTTCACGGGCATTGACAGAGCGATAGCCTTCATCCCACTCGGCTTTGCCTGCTAGTGGATGGCAATGCTCAATGATGACTTCGGGCAGATAAACGAGGTTGCCAAGGTCTTGACCTAGTTTCTTCCAAAAGTTGTCAAGATAAAGATGGCGAAGTTTCGGTGGCACCATTCCGCCAAGGGCGCTGACGATGGCTTTTGACATCATCACAGCAGTTGGCAAGTTCTCGCCTTGAAGCAGGTCATTGCCATAAGCCACGCCAGGGGCGGTGCCTATGGCTTTACTCAATTCAATATCCCAATCAGGTGTTCTGAATCTATGGTCATCGCCAATGAAAGTGAAAAAGTCATATTCGTCAACATACTTCTTGGCAGCGACATTGACAGGATAAGCCATTCCTCTTGTGGTGTTTTCAATCTCCAAGATGTATTCGACACCGACTGCGGTGCGA